TTTACCATTGGGCGAGACTGTGCCTATGCCAATTTTTCCATCTGCTTTAATAACCAATCTATTAAGAGTGGTATTTGTGCCAAAGTTTATATCGCTGGAATCTATCGTCAAAATTCTCATTCCATTGCCAGTCATTCCCTTAAATCGCATTACATCATCTTCAATAGATACATATTTATTAGCTGACGAACCTACTCTAAATTGGTAATCTCCACTTTGAACAATGTCTAATTTATAACTGGGCGAGTTTGTGCCGATGCCGACATGACCATTACTATGCTTAATGGACATAGCAGTACCAGAAGTTGAATTATAAAAATCTAAATTATCATTAGCTACGCTTGTAACTATTGACCAAGCAGTACCATCTCCAGCTTTTATTTCTACAACGCCATGATTTCCACTAGTACCTTCAACTCTTAAACCAGTTGAACCTATTGTATGTAATGTAGTTGCTGGAGATGTTGTGCCGATGCCGACCAGTCCTGCTGAAGTAATTCGCATTTTTTCAACATCAGCAGTACCAAATATTAAATCTTGGCTACCACCGCTTGTTTTTAAAATAGTATTACCGCTAGTTACTTTGAACTCATTATAGAATGTGCTACCATTTCTCATAGTTATAGCTGGAGATGAAGTATCTAAACCAATAGAGCCTTCAATTATCTCATCATAAGCAAAACTACCAGCACCCTCAACTTTAAAATCGCCAGTTATTGTTAGGTCGCCATCTACTGTTCCACCACTCGCTAATCCTGCACTAATATTACTTATCATGCTTTTTAACATTCTACTATCCTAACCGCTCCAGTAGTTGTTGAAGTCGAATTGTAATTAAAATAGATTGTGTTTCCTAATCCTCTTGGAATTGTAATAAATGTTAGTGTGTTCTTTGGAAGTAGTAAATCGTTTGATGCGTTTACATCTGTTCCACTTGTTGCGAAATTAAAATAAATCTCTACCGCACTATAAACTCCTATAGTTCCAGTAGATGCTTTTAATGCTAAATGTATTGAGTTGTTTACGTTGGCACTTGAACCCGCAGTTCCCGCACTAGCAACTGTCCATTCGCCACCGACTGTTGTGTTTAATGCTTCTTGTACTGAATAAGTGTGTATATCTGCCATTTTCTCTGCCTCTCTAAGCTATGGTTAGCGTGAATGAGTTATAATTACTATTTTAAATTAAAAATAAAAGTAAAGTTTTTGAAAGCGTTACTTCTTTGTTTTCTTTTTCTTTTTAAATATGCGTTTCTTAGGCTTAGAATATGGCTTATCATCCGTTTCAGATGTTATTTGAATATATCCTTGCCTTTGTAAAGATTCGAGTTTTTCGGGATGTCTTTGCAATTCCCCATCTTCAAGTCTTTCAATCTTACCATTGTTAAAATTTTTCCAATATTGCATTTTATTTTTCCTTTCAAATGTGGGGCAGAGCGAATCATGCCCCACTTATTAAGATAGATTTACGATTAATCTACATTCAAAAAGCGTACGCCTTTTTTGTTATCAGAATCATCAATCAACTTTACGCCATACAGCAAGTCAGAAACGACTTTAGTTCCAAGCGCATCAATCGAGTATTCGCTTTGTACACGAACCTCGTTTTGAACTGCTATTGCACAAGCTGTCTTGTGAAAAATAGCACCTGGGATTGTAGAGCTAGTACCACCAGTACTTACAGTATTAGACATATATACATCGATACCATATAAAGAACCAACCATTCCAGACCTAAGTCCACGATTACCTTCTCCGACCGCATCATTTCTAATGAAGTATTGAGCGATACCCGCAGATGGATTAAGAATGTCAGCAAATAAAGTTGGATTAACAACCATTGCACACTCGCCATCCATGTAAGGTATGTCGTTCTCACCAAGAGTAGCAAGAGCAGCTTCAAATACTGCAGCGGTTAAAGTATCATCAGCAGATAGTGCTTGAGTTTGATTTAAACCATCTAACTCAGCCCAAATATCAGTATCAACTTGACGAGCAAGAGCTTCGCCCATCATCTTAGAATACTTAGCGACTAAATCTGCGTTTGACTGTATTTGAGCCACATCTTCAAACAGCTTAGCAACATATTTGTGTTTATTAACTGTTAGTTGAGTCTCAGTTGTTACAGTTGCATCATAAGAAACATCCGAACCCGCAGACTTATCACTTGCGCTGACAATGCTCATCTCAGGGATATGTAATACATCTCCAAAACCAGCACCACCAAATACAGCACTATAGTCATCGATTAAACCACGAAAGACAGTTTTTCTTTCGAAGTATTTATAAATACCATCCATCCAAATTTCTGGGATGAAATGTTGGTCTGTTGTGGTAGTAACTGGACTACCTTGATAATGTTTAGCCATTATTCATTTTCCTTATTTAACGCCTTCGATATGCATCCAATATGTTACCCCAATTAGAACGCCTTTCATCATCAGATAAATCAACCCAATTTTTATTATCAGGATTAGCACTTCTAGCAGGAGTTCCATCAGTTGGTGCAACCTCGGCTTTAGTTTCAATATTTAATTTAGTGTGGAGAACTTTAAGTTTATCTAGTGGTAAATCACCAAATGTTTCTCTATCCTCTTCACTCATATCGGCTAGGAGTTCTTCTCTAAGACCTTCAAGTTGTTTCATTGCAGCTTCAATGACTGGCTCTTGCTCTTGAAGTTTAGAACCTCGTTGCTCAGCAAGTTCTTGCCATTTATTTTGCTCTGCCATTTGTGCCTCTTTATCAGATTGTAACTTCTTTTCAAGTTTAGCTAATGAATCCTCAGCCTGTTGCGCACGACTACGATACTTTTTGCTTTCTGCAATTAAACTTCCTACCTCTGCGCTAGGTTCGGTTGTTTGTGTTTGGCTATCAGTTGCCACCTCTTTTGCATTATCTTGCATTGGATTAGGTACTTCTTTTTCTACCTTTACCCCTGATTTAATTTCAGACATTTAGTCCTCCGTTTTTGTTATTAAAAATCTTTAGCCTTTTTTCCATTTAGTAGATTTAGACTTTGTTTTGCTTGGACTCCATTTGACCCTGTTTGCCCAGTAGGCAGCTGACATTTTGCCCTTCGCAATATTTTTACGATGCCTAGATTTGAACGCTCTCATTTGACCAACTGTCTGATTAGTCTTTACGCCTTGTTGTCCAAACCTAATAGTTTTGATTTTATTGCCCTCTTTGGCAACAACTACATGAGATTTAGTTCTATGACTTGGAGTTCTTTTAGGTTTGTTAAAAGCACTAACACCCGCTCTTTTTAATCTTGGGTCTTTTTTCTTAGCCACGAAATTTCTCCTTTAATTCTTTTTTACGCTCTTTTCTTCTTACAACACTTTGAACTTCTTTATCGTTATAAGTAGATGGCACTAATTGACATTGACAATTATGCTTACACACACTAAATCCACTTCTAGGCATACCAATAATATTCCACTCTTCCCATGTTGCAATTTCTCCATGTCTAGGTAGGCAATCATCACATACATTTCCACCCGCAGTAATCCATTTAAATGTTCTTATTCCTTTATCTCCATATTGTTGTCTTATGGCAGCTTCACTCATTAATTGAACCGCATTGCCAGTTGCGTTTTTAATATTATTTCTATATGTACCAAATATTATTCCACCTTCATCTAAATCTTGTAATAATGTATTTCTTATAACTTCATCACTAGCACCAGTTGCTCTAAGCGTTGTTATTGTTTGTTGTAAATCTAATATTGCTTTTGAAGTTGTTGTTGTCATAGATGATGTTATTATTATTTCTAATTCTTGAATTGCTCTACTAGCAGTTTGAATTTGTTTTAATCTTTGAAGTTCTTCTAATAAAATATTTTCTTCAGGCATTTTTTAATATTCTTTCAATTCTTATAGCCATTACTCTTAATAAATCTTTTTCTACTTTTTCTGTAACACCAAACCATTCTCTCTTAGGTAAATTTCCACCACCTTCTTGATGAAATGCTCCTATTGGTTCTGGTTCTATTCTGCTTTTTGGTGGTGTTAATCTAGCTTCTTGATTTGTTCTTGTAGCCTTTTTATCTATTCTAATACTTTTCATTGTACCAGTAGCATATAAAGGAACTCTAGGCTTTGCATATCCTTTTAAACGCTTACTTTTTATTGTAGATGGTTGCAACTTAGTCATCATCTTACCATCAACTCCTTGTCCAAAACTCAATCTTTTATCATGGTCTTTTACAACTGCTTTTGCAGCTTCGTTTATTTCTCTTGATAAATCAAACTTAATCTTTTTAAGATTAAATGCTTTTGATATGTCTATTGTAGTTCTCACGATTTATCTATGATTTTAGTTGCAAACTTTTGACCTTCTTTATACCCTTGCTTTATTTCTTTGTCATGGTCTTGCATAAATTGCTCACCTAATGCAGTTAAATAAGATTCTGGGTCTTTTAATAAATCATCTATGTTTATAGCTTTTAATATATTGTCGGCATCTTGTCCTACTTTTAATTTTAATATATCTATTTTATCTAAAAAATTATTGACTATCATCTTGAGCCTCTTGTCTTAATGATTGAAATATTGCTGGTTGATTAGCTTGTCTATCTGCTTGGATTTGTTCAGTTCTTTCTTCTTGCACTTCTCCTAGTTTCATCTCTAGCTCTTCATCACTCATATCAGGATTGTAATACAATAGCAAATCACGCTTCGTCATAATACCATTATCTAATTTCCATTGAAGTATCTTAATCTCTTCTTCAACGCTCATAGGATATGATACTTCGCCAAAGTCAATAGATAAGTCCTCACTAAGATTCATGACTCCATGCTTTTCTAATATTGTTCTATCTATTTCAAATCTACTATGTTCCCATTCTTTAAAATAAGGGATGTCACTTTCACGAGACTCAAGATTTTCAATTTCTAATATTCTTAAGGCTTCTCCACTTGGAGAATTGCCACCCGATTCGCCCCATCTAATCCTAAGATGATTATTCTCTGCGGTTTGATTGGCAAATGCTTTTACGCTTTCAATCATTTCATTGATACCGCCACTTGGAGATACATATTGGAATGTTGCCCCTTCTGGCAGGATTATAGCCGAATCAATACCCGATTTAATTACCGATTGACCTTCATCTATTCCAGTAAATACTGGTTGTCCTAATCTACTCCTAACGCTTAATGCAATTTCTGTCATTGCAATACCAATCTGAATTGCACTTCTAACTACATCAAAACTAGATGATGGATAAACTACTTTACTAATTGGATTTATCCCATAGGGATTGACCATATCTTCATTACCACTTATGGCATATCTATTCCCTTTTTGATTAAACTTAAAATGCATCCCTTGCATACCTTCTCTATCTTCAGACCAAAAGACATATTGTCTATCTTTGTTATTACCCTTATCTATTTCATAACTATATCCATAAGGCTCAGATTCTCCACTTAGATAATATTCTTTTACAAATGGTAATATCTCATATTCAAGTCTTTGCTTACGCTCATTAAATTTAGTTTTAAAATGGCAACTACCTAACAACCAAGCTAATTCACTAAAGCATTTAGTTTGACTATCTAACATATAAGCAATGTCTTTATAATCATCACTCTCTTCTCCACCTATTATTCTTTTGGGAGCATTCTTATATAGCATCATTCTCGCCCTTGAAAATCTAGGCACTACTTTTTGTGGATAAGTTGGAATTTGTTGCAATGATTCACTTGAGAAATATTGCTCAATATGTTTATCCATATTAACATTAAAATAAAAGTCTAATGCAGTCATTCTTTCCGCTTGTGCTTTTTCATTAAACTCTTGCTCTGCTTTTGCAACTGTTTGCAATATTATTTGCTCGGATTGTTCAGGGATTACTACTTGATTAACAGTTCTACCAAAGTTTATCATATTATTACCATTTCATTATTCGTGTTGCTTTACTTATCACAGGAAACTTATAACTAATC